CACATACCAATAGAACAAACGTAAGCACAAAAACCGGCCAAAGTAAAACTGGTAAATAAATCTGTACGCACAGTAAATAAAATGTCGTCGCCATAAACGACAGCGTAAACAAAACGGTAAAAAGAAAGCACATTATGGTGGCGTGCTGGAACGGTGCGAATATAATACATAATAAAAAGTAACAAACCAACAAAAGAATTTAAGATGGAAGTGAGACCGTTACCAGAAGGATTACCGTGGGTTTTCATGAAAACATGATCTTTACAAATAATAAAGGTGAAAATCAACTCATGAAACAAAACACGTCGAACACGTGCGTTTTCCGGGCCATCATCATACCACGCATTAATTAAATCACAAACAGCAAAAATTAGTTGTGAAAGGAGGGTACCATCATAATGACGATAATCTCCTTCACCAACTTCGGCTGAAATAGAAACTAATCTGTGGTATAACGACTGCCAAGCTGCAGATTCTGGGTTGATACCAACGGCAACACCAAACTCCAAACCAAAATGGACAATGAAAGCTGAAAGCGAACCAGTGTATTTACGTAGCAAAAGTGTAAAATCCATTGGAGGGGAAATAAACACACGCGTATCACCGTTCTCGATCTTAGGGCGCTTGAGCAACTCATCTTTAAGAGTACTTGTCCATAATGAAGAAATGCGCTTGTTTTGTTTAGCAGCTTCTTCACGATGTTTGACCTGCTGGGTCATAAATGGAGTAAGAACCCACTTTTCGTTGGTAAAATTAAGAAAAGCCATCTTACCAGGTTTACCATGTGAAAATTGAGGTAAAACATATGGAAAACCGGATGAGGTATGAGGATTTATACGGTCAAGGCCATCTGTGCCATTACAAACTTCTTCGTCTGTAAGAATGCGCGGTTTCCAATCTAAGGATTTCATCTTGGTCAAAAGTATGTCAGAAGCCAAGGATAAATTTAGTGGATCAACGCATGAATCAGGGCCGCCGTACTTAGACAGTGCATTTGGCAAAATATTGCGCGCGGTAGTACGACGATCTTTTTCACTAAGAACAGATGGTATTTTGTTGTGTGGTAAGTGGTCGGAAAAAAAAGTGGGTGTGAGTAAGGTTTTAGTAGGTTGATGGGGAGTAACTTCAGGTGGTAAGATACCACAAAACTCCAAACCCTCAACAATAAACAGTGGTTCGGTACTGCGATTAGCATAACCTATGGACTCACACTGAATATTATCGTCTCTCATCAAGGCAGCAAGCTGTTCTTGGGTAATCAAACAGGCAGCTGCCAAATTGTCGCCTTGCCATCCAACTAAGTGGATACCTAAAATTTTGGAAACTAACATAGTGGAAAAGGCAACTAAAGGTGATCCGCAGTCACCACACACAGTGTTAGCATGATATTGCCAACCGTCTTGTAAGGTGTTAACTTTATCACCAACAAGATATGAAATAGAGCGGTTCATAGGGCGAGCAGTAGTTTCAATGGCGAAAATCTTCTCTCGCCTGACAATAAGTTGAGCAGGTAAGGTGGAGTGGCGACCGAGATCAGATGATTTAATAAAA